GCACGCATTACCTGTCCGACATGCCGCAGCTAGGCGCTTGCCCGTCATGCTGCACGCCCGAAGCCATGCAACGGCTGGACCGGACCGTTACGGCCCTAACCGCGCCGAAACCCTTTAGCGAGCAACTGGACGAACTTGAGGGCATGGTCTCGACCATGCGCGACACGTATCGGGGGCTAGAGATAGAGCGTGACGACGCGTTAGAGGCCGTCGCGGACGCCACGGCCGCCCTGCAGGGCTATTTGAGCGAGTCGGGCCATACGTCCGCCCCCGTCACCTTGCCGCCCGGCGCGCTCCGGGGGCTATGCGAGACCTTGGGCCTGTTGTGACGCCGGAGGGCTTCGATTGGCGCGCGCCGGACTATACGGCCGTCTTTAACGCCCGGATGAAGCGGCTCGCATGGATTCGCGAGGATCCGGATCGCCGCTTGCCGCCGCTCAAAGCTTTTTACCGGGAATATCCGACCAAGTTTATCGGCGATTGGGGCGTGACCTTCGACCCGCGTAACGCCGACGTCGACATCCCGACGCTGGTTCCGTTCCTCCTGTTCCCAAAACAGGAGGAGTGGTGCGAATGGGTGCTGGATAGCTGGCGGAACAGGCGCAACGGCCTAACGGAAAAGTCCAGAGATTGCGGCGTGTCGTGGCTGGCAATTGCCCTTAGCTGCAGCCTTTGCCTGTTCCGGGACGGAATGGTTATTGGCTTCGGGTCGCGTAAGGAAGAATACGTCGACAAGATCGACGGGCCTAAAAGCCTGTTCTATAAGGCGCGCAAATTCATGGAGTACTTGCCGCCGGAATTCCGGGGCGGTTTTAATCCCAAGGTTCACGCGCCACATATGCGCATGGCTTTTCCGGATACCGGGTCGCACCTAGCCGGCGAGGCGGGAAATAACATCGGCCGGGGCGATCGGGCCGCGATCTATTTTTTCGACGAAGCGGCGCACCACGAGCAACCTGTCCTAGTCGACGCGTCGCTTTCCGCGACGACAAATTGCAGAATGGACGTATCGTCCGTCAACGGGGCGGCCAACCCCTTTGCGCAGAAGCGTTTCTCGTGGCCTAGCGATCAAATCTTTGTCTTCGACTGGCGAGACGATCCGCGCAAATCCCAAGAATGGTACGACAAGCTCGCCGCGCCCGGGGGCCTAGACCCCGTGACTTTGGCGCAAGAGGTCGACAGGGATTATAACGCCTCGCAACAGGGCGTGTTGATACCGTCGGCGTGGGTGCAGGCGGCGATCGACGCTCACCTAAAGCTAGGCATCGCGCCCGTCGGCGGCCGTATTGGCGGCTTCGACGTGGCGGACGAAGGGAAGGACGCCCTAGCGCTTGCGTTGCTCAACGGCTGGTTTTTGGAAGAGCTGCACGAGTGGTACGGGAAGGGCGACGACATATTTTCCAGCGTCGAAAAAGTGTTCATGCTTTGCGACGACTTCGGCGCGCCGGGCTTCAAGTATGACAGCGACGGGCTAGGCGTTGGCGTCCGGGGCGACGCCCGGGTGATCAATGCGACCCGGCTCGGGGCGGGCCGGCATATGCTGGACGTCCGGCCGTTCCGGGGGTCGGCGGAAGTCTACGACCCGGAAGGATTTGTCGACCCACGGGAGAAGACAAACCCGGACCGCAACCCGCTCTTGGCGCGGCGCAACAAAGACTTTTTTACCAACTGCAAAGCACAGTCATGGTGGGGACTCCGGCGGCGTTTTGAGGCCACGTATCGGGCCGTGACGGAAAGCGCGCCCTATAACCCGGACGATCTTATTAGCCTATCCAGCAAATTGCCCTTGCTCGGGAAGCTGACCGGCGAGCTCTCACAGCCGACGTATGACCTTCGAAACGGCAAGATCCTCATTGAGAAGACGCCCGACGGGAGCAAAAGCCCAAACCTAGCGGACGCGGTCATGATCGCATACAGTCGCACGTCGCGAGAGCCTATGCGGATTCGGGCCGGCGTCGCAGGAGACATAAGATAGTGAGTGCAGCACGCCCCCGCCGTCAAATGAAGCTGCGTCCCGGCGTGGCGCATTCCGTGCAGCGCCCCGGGCAAGAGATGACGTCTTTCGCGCCGTACGTCCCGGCCCCGGGCGTCGCGCCCAAGTCCGCGCTCGCGCTCGATAGCGCAGAACAAACCGTTTACGCATGGGCCACGCAAGCGTCTCTAGCGTACGGCGAGGGGCTGGCGTTCCTCGGGTATCCGTACCTAACGCAGCTCGCGCAACGGCCGGAATTTCGCCAAATCTCTACGATTTGGGCGAAGGAAATGACTCGCCGTTGGATCAAGATAACGTCGGCGGGGGGCACGGCAGACGAAGAGAAAATCAAGATTATCGAAGCGGCCATGCGCAAGTTTCGGATTCGCGACGCCTTCCGCAACGCGACCTTGCTGGACGGGTTCTTTGGGCGCTCGCACGTCTTTATCGACCTTGGCCCGTGCAAGGCCGGCGAGCTCGAGACGCCCCTTGTGCTGGACCCGCGCAAGATCCGGCCCGACTCTTTCCGGGGGCTTCGCGTCGTTGAGCCGGCGTGGGTCTATCCCAACGCGTACAACACGGCGCAACCGCTTGACGAAAATTACTACCGCCCGCGTGACTGGTTCGTCATGGGTGACCGGGTTCACCGCTCCCGGCTCATGACGTTCGTGTCTCAGCCCGTCCCGGACCTTCTCAAACCGTCGTATTCCTTCGGCGGGCTGTCTCGCACTCAACAGGCCATGCCCTACGTCGATAACTGGATTCGCACGCGCCAAAGCGTCAGCGACCTTCTGCACAGTTTTTCTAAGACGATCCTCAAAACCAATATGTCCGCCATTCTGCAAGGTGGCGGCGCGGACGCCTTGAACGAACGGGCCGCCCTGTACGCGGCAACCCGCGACAACAAAGACCTGATCATGGTCGACATGACGGACGAAGATATCGTGGACGTGTCGACGCCGCTCGGGACGCTGGACAAGCTGCAGGCGCAGTCGCAAGAGCAAATGTCGTCGATCGCCGGGATTCCGCTCGTGGTGCTTCTGGGCATCACGCCGTCCGGGCTTAACGCGTCCAGCGACGGCGAGATCAAGACGTTTTACGCGGCGGTCAAGGCGGCTCAGGAAGACTTGTTCACGGACCCGCTCAACGTCGTTCTGGCGGTCCTGCAGCTCTCGCTTTTCGGGTCGGTCGATCCTAACATCGGCTTCGAGTACCTCCCGCTCTGGGAAGACGACGACACGGCCCGGGCCGGCGTACAGAAGACCATGAGCGAGATTGACACAACGTATCTGGACGCGGGCGTAGTGTCTCCGGAAGAGGTACGCGAGCGGCTGGCAAACGACCCGGAAAGCCCCTACTCGGGTCTGGACCTAAGCGCGCCCCCTCCGGAACCGCCGGAGCCCGACGTACCGGACGACGGGTCGGAGCTTCCCGCCCAAGACAGCGAATTCCGCGAGTCCGATCACCCGCGCGCCGACAACGGGCAGTTTGGCGAGGGCGGCGGGTCATACGTCGCGCCGCCTTTCGAACGGGCGGAAAACGCAAGCGCCATTTCTCGCGAGATCGAGGACTACCTAGTCGACAACGACGGGGCGGAAAATACCGCGCCGATCAAAACCATACCGTTTGAGAATTTGAAGACTCTTCAAACGCTCAACACTAAGTCCAAAGTTTCGGGCATTCTCGAAAAGGGAATGCCCGACGGCGACGACGGTCTGCCCATTGTTGCGGTGAAAGACGGCGTTTCGTATCTGTTTGACGGGAACCACAGGGCGCACGCCGGAATGCTGTCCGGGGCGAAAGGCATCCGGGCGCGGGTTATCGACCTTACGTCTCTCGCCAAGGACGCGGAATGGGACGAAAGCAAACACAAGCGCGCCGACAACGGGCAGTTTGGATCCGGGGGCGGCGGCTCGAGCAAGAGCAAGCCGAAGCGTGACCCTAAACCGGCCGCCAGCGAAGAGGGGCCGGAAGCCAAGGCGGCTCGGGAGGCCGCAGAGAAGGCCGAAAAGAAGCGCATAGAGGCGGAACGTCGCGCCGAAGTCCGGAAGGCGCACGCCGGTCCGGGTTTCAATCGTACGGACGCATTCACGCCCCCGGCGGACTTCAACGCGGCGGAATTCGCCCGGCTGCACGACAAATTCGACGTTACCGAATCGGATATCATCAACGGCTTTCCGAACGACACAAGCGAGCGGATCAAAGACGTTGAGTCGCGTATCGCCGCCCGCGCCCCGACGAACCACGAGCACAAGCAAGCTGACGGAAGCTGGACGCCAGAGCGTCAAGCACTGCACAAGTCGATTATTGACGAATTCTTTACGCAGGAGAAGGTCGACGCGGCGCGCCCGACGGACGGGGAAGCGCCAACCTTTACCGTGCTCGGCGGCCGTGGCGGATCCGGCAAATCATGGTTTGAAGGTCACGTGTACGATCCGGATCGTGCCGTTGTGCTGGACCCGGACAAAATCAAGGCCAAACTGCCCGAATTCGAGGGGTGGAACGCCGCTCAAGTCCATGAAGAGTCCAGCGAGATTGCGGACGAAATAACCCGCATCGCTCAAGAAAACGGGCTAAATCTGGTACACGACGCCACGATGAAAAGCCCGGGGAAGGCCAAGGCACTCGTGCAGGGCTTCAAGGATCGCGGATACCGGGTTGAAGCGCATTACATGCACTTACCGCGCCAAGAGGCGGCCAAGCGCGCCGTCGGGCGTTTCCTCAACCCGAAAAGCGGGCGCTACGTCCCGCCGTCGATCGTGCTAGGGAACACCGAAAACGAAAAGTCATTCGAGGGCGTTAAGGGCCTAGTCGACGCTTGGTCCTTCCGAGACAATAACGTCCCGGAAAATACGCCGCCCATCCTGATATCAGAGAGCCGCCCATGATACCGCCCCCCGCCGACGCCCCGGACCTGTACGACGAAGACGACGCCCGCCCCTTGCAAGAGCGGACATCGATTCAGTACACGCCCCCGGCGTGGCTCAAGAAGAAGCCGGATCCGCCCCGCGACGACGCGTAAGCGCCTCGCCTAGAAGCTCGCGAATCTTGTCGTTTCTGCCGTATGTGGTGGGCCCGGGCTCTGCGTCGATCGCGGCAATCTCGCTAGGCGCAAGGGCGACGGCGATACGCTTTAGCGGCTCTGTGTGCTTGACGGGGCGAACCATTAGATCGCGCCCCTGTAATGCTTCGCCAGCACTTGCGGAGAGCCGGCCCATTCAAGGGCGGCGGCTTCCGCTTTGGCTAGGCTGGTGAATGACCGGGTCTCAAACACGCCGCCTTCCCGCTGCGCAATTTTGCGGGCAATGCCCGGGCCGCTATGCGCGGCGATCTCGAGAAATTCCGGGTCGCTGTAGTTATATGCGAGCGGGCCCGGGACGCTCCCGACGAAGGCGAACCGCCCGGCCGGGTTAGGTATTAGGTGCATCATTTGTCTGGTCTCCCTTTGTTGCAATTATTTGTACGCTTTATTCCCGGGGGCGTCAAGCCCCCTAGTGGTACGCGGTCCAGTGGCGGGGCCGGCCGTCCCAAAGGTGAGCGCTGGCGTAGCTCTCAATGGCGATCCGGCCCCGGGCGATCCGCTTTACCATGGCGGCGCC